ATGCACGTCGATCAGTCGGCGAAGGACGCGAAGGACGGCGTTCGCTACACCGCCGTGTTCGCGGGCGAACGCAAGAACGACCTCAACCCGCACGAGCCGATCTCCGACGCCGCGCACGCGGTGCTCAAGGCCGAGGTGGATCGCGTCTACGAGCTGTTCGTCGAGACCGTCGCGCGCCATCGCGGCCTCGACGCGGACGTCGTGCGCGCCACCGAAGCCGGCCTGTTCTTCGGCCCGAATGCCGTCGCCACCGGACTGGCCGATGCCGTCGGCGGTTTCGACGACGCGCTCGCCCAGCTCACGCAATCGCTTTCCCCACTCCCGACTCAGGTGGCTCCGGCCAGCCAAGCGGGCTTTCTTCGCAACCACCAGATGGAGTCTTCCATGAATGAACGATCCGACCCCGCTGCTCTTGATCGGCCTCTTGCTGATCCTGCTGGCAGTCCTCCTCAACCGTCCGCCGCCACCACGTTGAGTGTGGCCGACGCCATCGAGATCGCGCAGACCTGCACGCTCGCCGGTCGCGCCGACCTGATCGCGGGCTTCCTCGAAACCAACACTGCACCTGCCACGGTACGCGGCCGACTGCTCGCGGCGCAGGCCGAGGCCAGCCCCGAAATCGTCAGCCGCATTGCGCCCGACGCCGCGCGCCCTGCGGCCAGCAATCCGCTGATCGACGCGGCCAAGCAGCTCGCGGCGCAGTCCACCAAGAAGGAGATCTGAAATGTCCGTTCTCGCCGAACCGCTGAATCTGGGCGACCTGCTCAAGTACGAAGCGCCGAACCTCTACTCGCGCGACCGCGTCACGGTCGCTTCCGGTCAGAACCTGCCGCTGGGCACCGTCGTCGGCATCGTCACCGCCACCGGCAAGTACAAGCAGCTCGATCCGTCCGCCGAGGACGGCACGCAGGTCGCCGCAGGCGTGCTGCTGCAAGCCTGCGACGCGGCATTGATCGACCGTGATGACGGCCTCGTCGTCGCGCGCCACGCCATCATCGCCAACCACGCACTCGCGTGGCCCGACGCCATCACCACTGCCGAACAACTCACCGCCATTGCGCAGCTCAAGGCGCTGGGCGTGCTCGTCCGTCAAGGAGCCTGACCATGAACAACCCCTTCAGCAATCCCGCGTTCTCGATGGCCGCGCTGACCGCTGCCATCAACATCCTGCCCAACCGCTACGGGCGTCTGGAAGAACTGAACCTGATGCCGCCCAAGCCGGTGCGTCAGCGCCAGATCGTCGTCGAGGAAATGAACGGCGTGCTCAACCTGCTGCCCACGCTGCCGCCGGGTTCGCCCGGCACGGTCGGCGTGCGTGGCAAGCGCAAGCTGCGCTCCTTCGTCGTGCCGCACATCCCGCACGACGACGTGGTGCTGCCCGAGGAAGTGCAAGGCATCCGCGCCTTCGGTTCGGAAACTGAAACCGAGACGGTCGCGGGCGTGGTCGCGCGCCATTTGGAGACGATGCGCAACAAGCATGCGATCACGCTGGAGCACCTGCGTGTCGGCGCGCTCAAGGGCGTGATCCTCGATGCGGACGGCTCGGTGCTCTACGACCTATTCGACGCCTTCGAGATCGCGCAGCAGACGGTGCCCTTCGAGCTGGGCACGGCGGGCACCAACGTCAAGGCCAAGTGCAGCACCGTGCTGGCGACCATCGAGGAGAACCTCAAGGGCGAGTTCATGAACGGCGTCCATTGTCTGTGCTCGCCGGAGTTCTTCGCCGCGCTCACCGGCCACGCCAAGGTCGAGAAGGCCTTCGAGAACTGGCAGAACGGCGCCATCCTCATCAACGACGTGCGACGCGGCTTCACCTACGGCGGCATCACCTTCGAGGAGTACCGGGGTCAGGCTACCGATGCCAACGGCACCGCGCGCCGCTTCATCGCCGCTGGTGAGGCCCATGCCTTCCCGCTGGGCACCATCGATACCTTTGGCACCTACTTCGCGCCGGCGGACTTCAACGAGACCGTCAACACGGTCGGCCAGCCGCTGTACGCCAAGCAGGAGCCGCGCAAGTTCGACCGGGGTACCGATCTGCACACGCAGTCCAACCCGCTGCCGATGTGCCACCGCCCCGGCGTGCTGGTGAAGTTGACGGTGGCGTGATGGGCATCGTCGAGCAGATCTACGCGTCGGCCGCCAACGCCGGGCTCCTGAAGGACTGCCAGTGGCGTCCTTCGGACGGCTCGCCGCCGCAGAGCCACCCGGTCGGCTTCGCCGCGCCGGACGACACGGTGCTCGACGGACTGACGCTGAGCACCGAGTACGTGATGACCTATCCCGCGTCCATCTTCGTTGGGCTCGCACAGCGTGAGCCGGTCGTGATCGATGGCGTGACCTTCCTGGTGCGTGACATCCGGGCCGTGGGCGACGGCACCGAGATGCGCGCCCATCTCACCCGGATGTAGCGCGGTGGCCGGCAACTCGATCCGCGAACAGATCCTGCTCGCGGCGCTGGCGGCTGTCCGTCCGCACGCGGAATCTCTCGGGGCAACGCTGCACCGCTCGCCCACGGTGGCCATCAGCCGGGAGCAGTGCCCGGCGCTGGCGCTGTTCCCGGAGTCGGAGTCCATCACCGAACGCGCCAACGACCGCGTCACCCGCGAACTCACCGTCCGCGTCGTGGCGCTGGCCCGCGCCGTTCCGCCCGCCGTCCCGGAAACCGAAGCCGACCGGCTGCTCACCGCTGCCCACGCCGCCTTGATGGCGGACGGGAATCTCGGCGGCTCGGCGCTCGGCATCCGCGAGCAGGAATGCGAGTGGGACGTCGAGGACGCCGATGCGGTGGCCGCTGCGATCCCGGCGCGCTACGCGATCACTTACCGGACGCTCGACACCGACCTTTCAACCAAGGGATGACACCCATGACTTCCATCGTTCTGACTCACCCGCACACCCACGCGGGCCAGGCCCACAAGGCGGGCGAACGGCTCGATGTGGATGGCAGCACTGCCGACTGGCTCATCGCCAACGGCATCGCCCGCCACGACCGCCAGGCCGCTCCCGTACCGCAGCCGGAAGGCGACGGCACCTCCATCGAAGCCATTCGCCCCATCACCACCCAACGCAAGGAATCCAAATCATGAGCACCTACGCCAGTTTTCAGGGTCGCGTCTTCCTCGGCAAGCGCGACGAATCCGGCCAGCCCATCGAAGTGCGCTCGCCCGGCAACGTTGCCGAGCTGAAGCTCTCGCTCAAGACCGACGTGTTGGAGCACTACGAGAGCCAGACCGGGCAGCGCTCGCTCGACCACCGGATGGTCAAGCAGAAATCGGCCACTGTGAATCTCACCATCGAGGAGTTCACCAAGGAAAACCTTGCGCTGGCGCTGTACGGCAACCACGTCACCGGCAGCACAGGCACTGTGACCGCCGAAACCATCGGCGGCGCTGCTCCGGTGGTCGGCGACCGCTACTTCTTCGCCCATCCCAAGGTGTCGGCGCTGGTGGTGACCGACTCGGCGGGCACGCCCGCGACGCTGACGGCAGGCACGCACTACACCGCCGACACCGATTTCGGTGCCCTCCAGTTTCTGGATATCACCGGCTTCACCGCACCGTTCAAGGCCGCCTACAGCTACGGCGTCGCCACCGAGATCGGCATCTTCACGCAGGCGCTGCCCGAGCGCTACCTGCGCCTGGAAGGCATCAACACCGCGCAGGGCAACGCCAAGGTGCTGGTGGAGCTGTACCGCGTGGCCTTCGACCCGCTGAAGGAAATCTCCTTCATCTCGGACGAGTACAACAAGTTCGAGCTGGAAGGCTCGCTCCTGGCCGACACCACCAAGCCCTACGACGCGGTGCTCGGCCAGTTCGGCCGCATCGTGCAACTGTGATGGGGACTGCCATGAGCGATCTGGAAACCCTCATCCCGCAGGCGGTGGAGCTGGTCATCGATGGCGAGCCGCTGGCGATCAAGCCACTCAAGGTCGGCCAGATGCCCGCCTTCCTGCGCGCTATCACCCCGGTGATGCAGCAGATCGGCGGCGATGGCATCGACTGGCTGGCACTGTTCGGCGAGCGCGGCGACGACCTGCTGACCGCAGTGTCCATCGCTGTCGGCAAACCGCGCGCGTGGGTCGACGCGCTCGATGCCGACCAGGCCATCCTGCTGACGGCCAAGGTGCTCGAGGTCAACGCCGATTTTTTTACCCGGACGGTGATGCCGCGTCTGAACGTGGAAATGGGCGGACTGTTCGCGCGGACGAGCGCGACGGCAGCAATGGCCACGGGTGGTTCGACACCGTCCAGCACCTGATCGGCCACGGCCACCGGTTGCCGGACATCCTCGACTACACCCTGGCGCAGGTGCGCGGCTTCGCCGCCGCCACCGCGCGGGAGGACGTCGCACGCGATGCCCGGCTTCTGTCGTTGATCGCCATCGGCGCACGCGGTGACGCCCGCCACATCGACCAGACCCTCGACAGGCTCCAAGACCATGCGCATCTCGGTTCGCATCGATAGCAAGGCCGCGCAGGCGCAGTTGCGCCGCTGGGGCGGCGAGTTCCGCGAGAAGGTGCAGAAGGCGGTCGCGCGCGGCATCGCCAGTGAGGCCGCCGAACTCAAAGAGGACGTGCGCAGCCACGTTGCAGGCCAGATGGCGGTGGTCAAGAAATCCTTCGTCAAGGGTTTCACCGCCAAGGTGCTCGACAAGGATCGGAGTCGGCTGCCCGCGCTCTACGTCGGCTCGCGCATCCCGTGGTCGGGCATCCACGAGCGTGGCGGCGTCATTGGTGGCCGGATGCTGATCCCGCTGCACGGGCGCGTGGGCCGCAAACGCTTCAAGGCGCAGATCGCTGAGCTGATGCGCGGTGGCAATGCCTATTTCATCAAGAACGCCAAGGGGAACATCGTGCTGATGGCCGAGAACATCAAGGAACACGACCGGCCACTGTCGGCCTTCAAGCGCCGCTACCGCAAGGCCGAGGGCGTCAAGCGCCTCAAGCGCGGCGCGGACGTGCCCATTGCCGTGCTGGTGCCGCGCGTGCAGCTCAAGAAGCGTCTGAACGTCGAACGCATCGTCGCAGGGCGCATCCCGCGCCTCTCCGCCCGCATCGAGAAGCAATTGCGGCTGGTGGACTGAAGATGGCGAACCGAATTTCCATCCTCGTTGCGCTCGAAGGGGCCGATGAGGGGCTCAAACGCGCCATCACCTCTGCCGAGCGCAGCCTCGGCGAGTTTGGCTCGAACGCCAAGACCGCTGGCGACAAGGCCGCCGCTGGGATGGCCGAGGTCAAGGCCGGGATGAACGCCTTCGGCGATCAGGTCGCCAAGGCCAAGACGCAGTTGCTGGCCTTCCTCACCCTCAACTGGGCGGCGGGCAAGGTGCAGGAGATCGTCCAGATCGCCGACGCCTGGAACATGATGTCCGCGCGCCTGAAGCTCGCCACCGCAGGCCAGCGCGAATACACGGTCGCGCAGAAGGAGTTGTTCGCCATCGCGCAGCGCATCGGCGTGCCGATCCAGGAAACCGCCACGCTATACGGCAAGCTCCAGCAGGCCGTGCGGATGCTGGGTGGCGAGCAGAAGGACGCGCTCTCGCTGACCGAGAGCATCTCGCAGGCGCTGCGCATCTCGGGCGCATCGGCCAACGAGGCGCAGTCCTCCCTGCTGCAGTTCGGGCAGGCGCTGGCCTCGGGCGTGCTGCGCGGCGAGGAATTCAACTCCGTCGTCGAGAACAGCCCTCGTCTGGCCAAGGCGCTCGCCGATGGTCTGAACGTGCCCATCGGACGGCTGAGGAAGCTCGCCGAAGAAGGGCGGCTCACCGCCGACGTGGTGGTCAACGCGCTGATGAGTCAGAAGGACAAGCTGGCCGCCGAGTACGCGCAGTTGCCCGTGACCGTCAGTCAGGCATTCACGCGCCTGTCGAACGTCTTCGGCCAGTGGATCAGCAAACTTGACGAATCGACCGGCTTCACCAAGAAGCTCGCCGAGGCGCTGACGTGGCTGTCGGAGAACCTGGACACGGTGATGAAGTGGCTGGGGCGCATCGCCGAGGTCGGCCTCGC